TGACTTCAAACTGCCGGCCCGCAAGGCTGATTGATCCGCGCCACAAAACAGAGGTGCGCCGTTTCGTGGCGCGCCAATCCATGCCCCTCATAGCGAGGCACCAAGTCTCAAGGATTCTCTATGGCGCTGACAGCAAAACAGCAGCGCTTCGTCGATGAATACCTGATCGACCTGAATGCTACGCAGGCCGCTATCCGTGCTGGTTTCAGCGCTAAGACTGCCCGGCAGGCGGGAAATCGTCTGTTGACAAATGTTGACATTCAGCAAGCCATCCAAGCTGGCATGGAGGCGCGCTCTGGAAGGGTAGCCATTACCCAGGACATGGTGCTGCGCGAACTGGCCAAGATCGGCTTCAGCGACATCCGCAAGGTTGTTCGCTGGGGTGAGACGATGGTCCGCATGGTTGATGGCGAGGAAGAGTGCGGCGAGGACATGGTGCCCTACCACGGCCTGGCCCTGATCGAATCAACCGAGATCGACGACGATACAGCCGGTGCCATTGCCGAGGTGTCGCAGGGCAAGGAAGGGCTGAAGGTCAAGCTGCACGACAAGAAGGGTGCGTTGGTCGACATCGGGCGGCATCTGGGTATGTTCGGGCATGGCGGCCCATCAGTGCTTGACGAGGAACTGAAGCGGCTCGAGATCGAGAAGCGCAAGGCTGAACTCAAAGCCATGCAGGCTGGGTCGCAGTCCTCCAATGCCCAGCTGCTTGCTGATCTGATCGCGAGGTTGCCAGGATGAACACCGGTAACCTGATGCTCGATCGCCAGCTGGCTCGCTGGTACAAGCTTAAGGATCACCCGGTTCAGCTCGCCCTCATGGCGGCAGTGCCTTCGGGTATCCGCTTCCCTCTGGTGCCTGCCGGGCGCCGTAGCGGCAAGACGGAGCGGTTCAAGCGCTTCCTGGTCAAGCAGGCTTCGGCCTACAGCGGACCATACTTCGCTGCGGCGCCCACCCATGCCCAGGCCAAGAAGATCTTCTGGGACGACCTCAAGGCGTTCACTCTGTCGAGCATGCACAGCCGTAGGCCTTCCGAGTCGGACCTGATCATCTACTTGGAGAACGGCAGCGAGATCCACGTGATCGGCCTTGACAAGCCGCAGCGCATCGAGGGTATCCCGTGGACGGGTGGCGGCATCGATGAATTCGCTGACGTGAAGCCTGACGCCTGGGAGGCCAACATCCTGCCCGCGCTCAACACGGTCAACCCGACCATGCCGGACTACCGGGCCTGGTGCTGGCTTCTGGGCGTGCCTGATGGTCTTAACCACTACTACGACCTCTGCCAGCAGGCCGAGACCGGGCAAGACCCGAACTTCCGCGTATTCCACTGGAAGTCAGCAGAGATCCTGCCGCCCGACGTAATGGACGCCATGAGGCGCGCCATGTCGAACAAGCAGTTTAAGCAGGAGTTCGAAGCCAGCTTCGAGACGGCCTCGGGCCGGATCTATGAGGACTACGGCAAGCACAATCAGACCGATGCGTCGATTGAGCCGCATGAGCAGCTGATGTGGATGCACGACCAGAACTTCACGCCGTTGTCATCTGCCATCGGCGTGCGGCGCAACAACGGCAAGGATCTGTACCTGCTGGATGAGATCGTGCTGACAAGCGCCATATCGCGCCAGGCTGCCGTCGAGTTCGTCGAGCGCTACAAGGACCACAAGAACAAACATGTGTTGATCTACGGCGACCCGGCGGGAAAGGCCGGAGAGAAGCATGGCCACGCATCGGACTACACCGACATCGAGGCCGTGCTGAAGGCGAGCGGGTGGCGCTACACGCGCAAGGTTAAGCCTGCACACCCGGCCATTAAGGATCGGCAGAACGCGGTGAGGGCCAAGATTTTGACCGCATCTGGCGAAACCAGTCTGTTCGTCAACCCGGTTACCGCGCCGTGGTGTCACAAGGGCCTGGCCACCGTCCAGCTTCAAGAAGGTTCTACGTTCCAAGAGGACCAGAAGAACCAGTACCAACACATCACAACCGCGATCGGCTACTGCGTCGACGTTGAATGGCCTGCGAAGGGCCGATTCTCCTACGAAGGTGTTTCCTAATGGGCGTAGTCCGATACCTCAGCGACAAGCTGGTGAACCTGGTGGCGAACCTGGGCACCGAGCGCGACAAGGCTGCAGGGTCGGTCTATGCGCCGGTATTCCTGAGCGATGAGCAGCTGAGCAACGCCTACCGCGGGGCCTGGCTGCCGCGCAAGATCGTAGACATCCCGCCGCTGGATGCCACCCGGCGCTGGCGGGGCTGGCAGGCCACCAAGGAGCAGATCGAAAAGATCGAGGCCGAGGAGAAGCGCCTGGATGTGCGCGGCAAGGTGAAGCAGGCGCTGACCCGGGCCAGGCTGTTCGGCGGGGCGGCTCTGTTCATCGGCACAGGGGAGCGGGACACCTCGCAGCCCCTCAACCCCGAACGCATCCAAGCCGGGGGCATCAAGTACCTGACGGTGATGAACCGCCGGCAGCTGTCGCCCACCGAGCTGGAGCAGGACCCGCAGTCGCCGCTGTTCGGCAAGCCCAAGACGTACCGGCTGGCCGGCAGCGCCATCGACATCCACCCGTCGCGCCTGGTGATCTTCATCGGCGCCGAGCACCCCGAGCCCGAGCTGGCCGCGGGCAATGAGTTCGGCTGGGGCGATTCGGTGCTGCAGGCCGTGTTCGAGGCCATCAAGCAGTCCGACGGGACCATGGCCAACACCGCGAGCCTCGTGTTTGAGGCCAAGGTTGACGTCATCAAGATTCCAGACTTCATGCAGCAGCTTCAGGACCCAGGCTTTGAGAAGCGGGTGCTAGAACGAATTCGTCTGGCGGCCATGGCCAAGGGCATCAACGGCGCGCTACTCCTCGATGGCGAGGAAGAATACGAAACGAAGTCGGCGAGCTTCAGCGGCCTGCCTGACATCATCGACCGCTTCCTTCAGGGCGTATCTGGTGCTGCCGACATCCCGGCCACGCGGTTGCTTGGGCAGGCCCCCTCGGGCCTCAACGCCACGGGCGACTCGGACCTGCGCAACTACTACGACCGGATCCAGGCCATCCAAGAGATGGACATCTGCCCGGCGCTGCAACTGCTCGATGACTGCCTGATTCGCTCCGCGTTGGGCTCACGTCCTGCCGAGATCCACTACATCTGGAACGCTCTCTGGCAGCCGACCGCAACTGAGCGTTCCGAGATCAACAAGCGGACTGCCGAGACGGTGCAGATCCTGGCCAACACCAAGCTGTTCAACGAAGACGCTCTGAGCAAGGCCGCCGCGACGCTGCTGGTCGAGCAGAGTGTTCTGCCTGGGCTGGAGGCTGCCCTAGAAGAGTTCGGCACGGACCTCCCCGAGGAAGAGGAGGGCGAAGACGTACCGCCGGCCAACGATCCCGCGAACATCGAGCCCTGAGGTAAACCATGCACATCACTGACACAGTCAGCCTGGGTGACACCAGGCTGAATGATTCCGGCTACCTGGAAGCTTTTGCGCTGACTGCGCGCACCGGCATTCAGCAGTACTTGGGCGCCGAAGTAGGCCGGCCTGACCTGAAGGTCGTGAACGTCTACCGCGACGAGAAGGAGGTCTTCTCCAAGCGCTCGCTGGATTCGTTCTCGAAGATCCCGATGACCAACGATCACCCGGGCCAGCCGGTCACGGCCGCCAACTGGAAGCAGGTGGCGGTGGGCACGACCGGCGACGAGGTGCTGCGCGACGGCGAGTATCTGAAGATCGGCCTGAAGATCACCGACGGTGACGCAGTGGCCGCGGTGCAGGCCGGCAAGCGCGAACTAAGCGTGGGCTACAGCTGCGAACTGGTCTGGGAAGACGGGGAAGCCCCTGACGGCACCAAGTACCAGGCCAAGCAAACCAACATCATCGCCGACCACATCGCCATCGTTCAGCGCGGGCGGGCCGGCAGCCGGGCAAGCATTGGCGACTCCTGGCCACAACACACCCCAACCCCCGAGGAAAAACCCATGACCCTGAAGACGGTTACCGTCGACGGCATCCCGGTTGAAGTAACCGACCAGGGCGCCGTTGTCATCGCCACCCTGCAAGGCCGCCTGGCCGACGCCGCCGCCAAGCTCAGCACCACCGAGGCTGCGCACGCCACCGCAATGGCAGCCAAGGACGCTGACCTGGCCAAGAAGGACGCCGAGATCGACGACCTCAAGGCCAAGCAGATCACCGACGCGCAGATCGACGAGCGCGTGAAGGCTCGTGGCGACCTGATCGCCAAGGCCAAGGCTATCCATGACGGCGATTACGCCGGGAAGAGCGATGCGGAGATCCGCAAGGCCGTGGTCATCGCCAAGATCGGTGACGCGGCCATCGCCGGCAAGACGGATGCCTACATCGATGCGCGGTTCGACCTGCTGGTTGAGGACGCAGCCAAGGACCCGGT